AACCAGAAGTCGTGGATATGGTTTTTAAAGGCGCTTTGGTGGGTATCGATGATGAACAGTTCAATGAAGGTATGGCTCGACTGCTCGCACCAGGTAATAAATTTATGCCTGATCTGGCTGAATTCCAGTCATGGTGTGTTTCAGGTAGCTGGTGGTCAGTAGATGAAGCATGGGCCAATGCCTGCTCATTTACGAATGACCGCGCTGTACGCATCACAACGCTCACCAAATACGCTTTAGACCAAGTGATGCACCAAATCACCATGGGCGACATGAAAGCGGCTGAGCGTCGATTTAAAGAGCTTTATCTGGCATTGCTGGCGAAGGCTCAGACCATGGGTAGAAAACAGGAATGGTATGTGCCGCCGAAGCAGCTGGAATGTAAATCAAAAGCAGCGGATGAGCCGGCCAAAGTTGAGCAGGTTGCGCTGAATACCGAACAGAAACAGATCGTTCAATTGTCTGCGAAGTACCGCGCTCAAGGGTTGTCATTTAAGGCAGCTCTTGAGAAGGCGGAAACTGAAATCAGAGGCTATGTAAAGCCGTTGTTTAAGCAGGTGGCCGTATGACCCACAAATCGACATGCCTTTGCTTCACATGCAGCAAGGCTAAGCGTAGAGCCAGTTCAAAACGTACTCCCAAGCCGAAGCAGTACGAGTACAAGAATCTGGATATGAGCAAGATTGATCAGTACAGCGAGCAGCGGATTAGAGCGTTGTGGAGTATGGGAGGTGGGGTGTGAGATTTCATAAAGAAGATCAAATGATCAGCATTAACACTGAAGAAAACGTTATCAAGTTCTCACGAAAGTTTGAGCGTAATACTTGTGACCATAAAAATATCCAGATTTCAGCGGAAGAAAATGAAGTCTTATGTACAGACTGCAATGTTCGATTGAATCCGGTCTGGTGGATTGAAAAACATCTTAAGTATTTGAATCAGGCTACAGAACGAAATAATCGAGTTTTATCTGAAGCACGAGAGATTTATAAAAAACTTGAAAAGAAAAATTCATTCATGTGCAAACACTGCCATGAAGTGAATCTGATTGATTTTAAGAAGCTACCAAGTCAAGCCGCAATTACGCGTGGAATGTCTGTGGTTGAGCATGATCATGCTGGCATGACTGTGGAGATCGAAAGATGAAGGAAGTATTCCAAATTATCGCTGTCTGTATTGCTGTTCTTTACACATATGACTTTGTGAAGGGCTTGATTAATAAAAACAAGAATCTTGATGCTGCAATTGAGTGGGTAAATCGTGGCTACTGTTTTGGTTTAGGGCTTCTGATTGTCTTTGTAGTGTTTGTTCTTTTAATCAAGCTATTTAGCAAGTAGGAGGTGCGGCATGAACACTACTCAGTCACACAGCTACATGTTCGAAATGACGCTTGAAATCGTGTTGTTTATTACGTTCCGGACAAAGAAAACCTATGTGCAGGATGTCTTGGATGATGTGGTTTCAGGCGCAACAGGCAGAACGGTTCAGCGGTATTTGTCATCACTTGAGAAGCTTGGATTTATTGAAGGTGATGGCAAGTGCCCGCAAGGATTCTTACCAACTGAAAAAGCCAAACAGCTATTTGGAGCAAATCCATGAAAAAGACAAAACAAAAACTATCCGCAACTTGGGAAATTCTATCCACAGCTGAGTATGTGGAATCACTGGATCGCAATGTAAATGACGATGATCTGGTGAAGATTTACCAGGGTTCATTCGTTCCATTGTTTCTGGCTCATCGTGTAGAACGCAAGCAAATCTGGAATGTGACAATCAAGACTATCGCCAAGGCTGACGATGGCACTTTACATGAGCATGAAATGGAATGGTCTTTCAATAAACCAATGAGCATCAAGGAAGTGATCAATGGTGCCAAGCATATCAAGGTTGAAAGCGATGGCATCAAGACACGCTGGCAAGGCGTATCAAAGCAATGGCTTGATGCAGTGGATGAAGATTTAAAAGGGCTTACAGCTGTGAGTGCGTGGGCTACTGCAACGTGTGTGGGGATGGTTGAGCAGAGAAATCCAGCAGCAGTACTGCTAGGCAAGATGATCAGTTGGGGAGCCACCGCATGACTAAGCATGACAACGTGAGCCAGGGGAAGATTATGAAAGCGACTGAGTTTGTGAAGAAGTTTGGTTGGGAACGTGCAAAAAGAGAAGTTGCATTGATTGGAACGATTGCAGTTATTACAGGTGATCGAAACTGGTTGTCTGACTTAAAACGCCTTGTCGAGAGTCATGAGCTTGTCATTGTTTGGCGAATGCCTGAAGCCTGGAGCGGGGATTACGATGGGGATGTGAATGGCTTAGAGGGCGCAAATATGTACTTGGAAATGTACGGTAATTATGAGTTGGTGGGGGAAGAATTGGAGCGATTTAAACAAGCCATCGCAGACGTGGAGGCATGCCAATGAGATCAATTGAGGATATGGCACATGAGTATGCCTTGCTGCACATGAGTATGCCGCGCTATCACGATGTAGATGACAAGGAAATTGTTGCTTGGGCTGTGGAATATGCTCAAGCCATGCAAACCAAGCTCAACCGAGGCGTACCAGATGCCATTCTCGAAGCTGAGCGCCTGAAGTGTGAGCACTTTTGGGGTAACCAAGTAACAGGTGGTGTAGTTGAAAGCTGCATGATCTGCGGACAGCGTAGGGAGGAAGGGTGATGGGAGATTTCGAAAAATGGTTTAAGGATCAAGACTTCTACACAAACATGCGGTTCATTCATGGTGACAGGCTGTTTGATAAGGATGGTGATGTTTATTGGGTGTTGCCAGTGCAGATAGCTTATCAGGGCTGGAATGCTCGTCAGAGTGAAATTGATGAGTTGAAAGCCCAGCTCGAATGCTGCCGGAAAGAGAATGCAGTGTTGTTGGGGAGAGTGGGTGAGTTGGAAAAGAATGAATTTTTGTTAGCTCGAGTCAAAACTATTCTTGGCTGCGAAAAAAAGACCAATTTGCTTGAATCAATCATAGTTCGTGATTTGAGGAAGGTTCTGCGAGGTGAGCATGAAACTAACTAAGCAGCAACGTGCAGAGCTCAAAATGAAGTTTGACGGTCACTGTGCTTATTGTGGTGACCTGCTGGGTGATAAGTGGCATGCAGATCATATCGAGGCGGTTAAGCGTGATTTTGATATGAAGAAGTGTGAGAAAACAGGCTACATGATTCCTGTGTCTAATGGGGTTTTATTCAGACCTCAAAATGACACTTTAGAAAATATGAATCCATCTTGTGTGCCTTGCAATATAAATAAATCTTCAATGTCTTTGGAGTCATGGCGTAAATCAATTGCTCATTATCGTGATGTTCAATTACTTCGTGATAGTACACACGCCCGTCACTTACATCGATTTGGCCTGATTGAGATCAAGGCTGATCCAGTGATGTTCTTTTTTGAGAAGCGAGGTGGGTCATGAAAGCAATAAAAATACCGTGTGAACATGACTTGCTAAGCAAGAATCACAATGTTTGGGCAGATGCGGTTATGCGTTGCAAAGGTGGCAATCCGTACTGTGGTGCTGATGGGTATTGCCATGCAGGTGGAGAGTGTTTCGCAGATCAAAAGCTCACAAGGGAACAGGCTATTTTAGAAGTAGATCGTCTAGCTCAGGAGCTTTATGAGGCAAAGCGAGAGAATGATCTCTTGAGAGCTTTACCTTCAAAGCTTATTCGACAATTAGAGATTGCGCTAGAACACAACAAGAAAGCTGGCCAGTCACAACGAGTTTTCGCAATCAAATATTGTATTGCTGAGATTAATAAGAATTTGCGAGGTGCCAATGACTAACCTCCGCATTACTGCAACACAGGCCAGAAAAGCCGGACTAGGCCATCGATTTGGTGTGAAAACCAAGTCGGGGAAGCGCAAGAAGAAGCCTAAATACGGCAATAAGCGCGTTACTAATCAGTTTGGTACTTTTGATTCGCTTAAAGAGTACCGTCATTTTTTAAAGCTCAAGATGCGCGAAGAAGCAGGGGAGATTCGTGACCTGCAGCATCATGTCGTCTTTGAGTTGGCACCAAAGATTAAATATTCAGATGCAGAGCGCGCTACTCCAGCTCTGCGTTATGAAGCGGATTTTTCATATTGGATCGGTACTGAGTACATCGTGGAGGATGTGAAGTCGGAAATTACTAGAGAAAATACGGTCTACAAGATGAAGCGCCACCTGATGCTTGTGGTGCATGGAATCGAAGTGAAAGAGATTTAGGGGATAAGCAATGGAGAACGCAATAATTTACGAAGTGGGCACCTTTGAAAAGTATGAAGAGGGATTTCATGCGTTCTTCCGTTGCCTGAACAAAGATCGAGCCGTAGAGGTTCTTAATGTGGCGAGAGAGATTGTCGCAAAAGTACCAGAGTACGTGCTGACTCAAACAGATGAGGAGTGCATGGAGGTCGTCAGATTGTGCGAGGGTCTTAATAAGGAATTTGAGCAGAGAACAGGCAAGAAGTTTGACATCACTATGTATGGCGGTGATCTCTACACAATAGAAATGCGTGAAGTGCAGTTGGATAGATAAGGGGAACGGGATGAATGCGGCAGTGACGAATCGAGAAAACTTTGAATGGCTAGGTAATCAAATACGGGCTAAAACAGCCTGTTATGAGGTAAGCATTAGAGCTACAGGTGAGCGTCCACCAAATTGGGAGGAGAAAGCTGGCGCATTCGCAAAAATGGAAGATGATTTGCAAAAAGACTTGGCGCTGTTATTGGCATTTGGAGATTATGCCGATAATACAGTGCAGTTTAAGAATGTTCAGGCTTTTCTGTTTAAAGCAATCTATGCTGTAGCGTCACAGGAAAAAACACGTAAGCCAGGTCTTGATAAGCTGTGCAATCAGATTGCGCGCATGGAGCTATATTTTTACTTTCATCCGCATCTGGAAGCTAAGTTTACTGGTGAAGGTAGATTGTGGTTTGCAGGCGTGGAAATTGCCTATAAGACATATCAGAACAATTGGAAGCACTTTGGGGATGCAGCAAAAATGATGCTTGAGGAGGCTGAGATTGCAGCGAGTGACATCATTACTAAGTACAGAAAAGATTTGCGAAAACAATAATTGACTAAATTCATCCCGTTAGTGTATATTTTTTATATACTGGTCGTATTACGGTTCAACCGAGACCAATCTCAAGAAGCTCACTATTTTAGTGGGCTTTTTTCGTTTCTACGGAGTGAAAAAATGGCCTGGCTCTCAAACCAACATGCACCAACTAAACCCAATCAATTATGTACTCTAGCAATCAAAGTAGATGACGAATCAATTGATTATCTCCCTGCGATTTGGGATATATGCGATAGTGAAGATAAATACTTTACTTTGACTGTGGACCGGCCTGATCTGGGTGATGTAATTCGATTGAATCAGATCGAAGCCTATATGACTTATCAGCCCTTAACTGCTGAAGATAAGAAGAAGTTTTAAGAGCTTTCGCTACGTTTCCTTTGTTCAAATTCACATTAAAGGTAATACGCCAATGAGGAAGCCACAAGAAGCGTGAAGGTTGGGATGGCTAAGCTAAGTGTTTGAAAACATTATCGTACGATAATTAAGGAGAAAGGAATGCTCCGATACATACGCCAGATATTCTGCTTTCACCGCTGGGAGTTCGAGAATGATGTGTTCAGGGTGAAAGAGTGCAGGAAGTGTGGGAAATGTGAGAGTGCGTGAGTGCTCTTTTTTGTTGTCTAAAAAAGGTAAAAAACCATGTCAGAACAAGAGATTGAAAAAGAGATTCAAGATAAAGGCTTAAATGCACCACGTTTAACGCCTGCTGATATTGATGCGGTAATTATAAGTGAGCATTATTTTATTGCTGGTGAAGCTGTAGGCGTGTATTACAGCAAGGATATGCCAGAAGCTATCAAAAAAGCTGAAGCTCTTGATACGCTTACTTTCTGTGTTTTGGTTCTTAAAAATGGCTTCACGGTTACAGGTGAATCAGCGTGTGCAAGTCCTGAGAACTTTGATCCAGAGATTGGCCGCAAAGTGGCGTGTGAGAATGCACGTAATAAAATCTGGATGCTTGAGGGTTATTTACTGAAAGAAAAGCTTTACCAAGATTCGATAGATAAAGAATTTTAAGCCCTCTTCGGAGGGTTTCTTTTTATTGCATGCAGGAAAATGAAATGAATACTCAAAATGAAGCAAAATATTCAGCCAATGGTGGCGCAATTAAAGACGATTTTGTTAGAGATTTTAGAACAGGCGAAAGTAATGCTTCACTGCGTCGCCTAGAAAGCGATGTAGCTGTGCAAAAGATTCATGCACTTACTTGCTTGTCTAATAGTTCTGCTTATCTGAATGACCATGATTTAGCAGCTTCTGTAAATTCAAAATTGCAGGAGCTTATTGAAAAGCTCTAAAGGTGAAATATGTCAGAACAAATCAATGAAGTGGAACTTCCACCTGGTGCACTTGAGTTGGAGAACGCGGATTATGAGAAGTTCTGTCTTGAGTACATCAAAACTAATAGTGTTGCTGAAGCTGGCCGGGTTGTGGGTTGGGCTAAGCGTCAAAACTCGCACAAGATTTATTTGCGGCCAGAAGTTCAGGAGCGCATCAAGTATTTAAAAAGTGAGATGCTGGCAGAATTAGGGTTGGACACATTTTACGTATTGAAGAACCTAAAATCTGTTGCTGAGCGTTGTATGCAGGCTGAAGAGGTTTTAGATCGTGAAGGTAATCCTGTGCTTATTCAGGGGCCAGATGGTGAGTATGCGCCTCAATACAAGTTTGATCAGGCAGGCGCAACCAAGTCGCTTGAGCTTATTGGTAGGCACATAGGCATGTTCAATGACAAAGTGAAGCATGAGCATACCGGCGCTGATGGTAAGCCAATCAGCATGAGTTTAGAGGTGGTATTTACGAATGAGCCAAATCAAGGTACCGACTAAATTCAAATCGCTTTACTTATACGAATCTAACCCGCAAAAACTGTTTTATGTATACCATGGTGGCCGTGCTGGTGGTAAATCATGGGAAATAGCCAGATTTCTACTGATTGAAGGCACCAAGAAGCCGCACCGAATTTTATGCTGTCGTGAAACTTTGGAGTCTATTGAGGATTCTATTCATGCCTTGCTTAAGGACTGGATTGGTCGGCTGAATTTAGGCTGGTTTTATGAGGTTCTGGATAAAGAAATTCGAGGCGCAAATGGCACGCTGTTTGTGTTTAAAGGGCTCCTTGATCATACGGCAGAGCGTGTCAAATCATTTGAAGGGGCAACTATCACTTGGGTTGAAGAAGCTCAAACCGTTGGAAACCGCTCACTTGAATTGCTCATTCCTACTGTAATCCGTACCGAGCGCCCACTAATTATTTTCAGTCTTAACCCTAAGCTGCCAAGTGATCCGGTCTATCGAAACTATATTGACACACCGCGTGAAGATACTGAGGTGATTTCTGTTAATTACTACGATAATCCGAATTGCCCGCCCGAAATTACGCGCATTGCTGAGATGTTAAAGGAATCCAGCTTTGATGAGTATGAGCATATTTATTTAGGTGTGCCAAAAACTATTGCAGATGGTGCAATTTACAAGGCTGAATTTGAGTTAATTAAAAAAGAAAATCGCATCTGCCGAGTGCCACATGAAACCAACCTTCCTGTGTACACATCATGGGACTTGGGGATACTTGACTCGACTGCAATCTGGTTCTTTCAGATTTATGGCAAGGAAGTTCGTGTCATTGATTACTATGAAGCGAACAATGAGCCACTATCACACTATGCTCGGATTCTTGATGAGAAGAAGAAAGAGTGGGGCTACATGTATGAAAAGCACTTTGCACCGCATGACATTGCAGCACGCGACTTATCAAGTGGTGTGAGCCGTGAACAGACCATGGCAACGTTAGGTTATCGCATGTCGAAAGGCGCAAGGCTGGGTGTTGAAGACCGTATTGAGGCTACTCGCCAGATGCTCAGGAATTGTGTATTTGATGCTGAAAGATGCAAAGCAGGTGTTCGAGCATTGCAGAACTACAGACGCGCCTTTAACGACAAACTAGATCAGTTTAAGGCGGTACCTGTGCATGACTGGGCTTCGCATGGTTCAGATGCTTTTGGTGAAGGTGCAATTAATATTAACAAGATGCATGAGGCATCAAAACCAAAACCGATACCACTTGGTAGACGCAGTGGATGGATGAGCTAATGTCAGAAAAAGATACAAAAATTGATATTCTTGACGAGATCAAGAAAAGACGTGACGAGGCTCAGTCATTCTGGTCGGATAACTATGAGCGCGGCATTGAAGATAAAGAGTTTGTCACTAAAAAAGGTGCGCAGTGGGAAAAAGGCGCAGTTGCAGAGCGTCAAGCTGCGGGCAAGCCAAGTTTAGAGTTTAACCTGGTGCGTGCTTACTGTCGTCAGCAGATCAATACTCAGCGTCAAAACCGGCCACAGGCCAAAGTTGTGCCAGTAGATAACGGTGCTGATCCAGAAATCGCAAAGCTGATTGAGGGCTTGATCAAAGACATTGAAGAAGCAAGCGACTTTGAATCTGTAGCAGATATTGCAGCCGAAAATGCGGTTTATGGTGGTCTTGGATTTATCCGCATTGTGACTGATTACGTGAGTCCGCTGTCATTCAACCAAGAACCTAAATTCATGCCTGTGCACAATCCGCAGGCAGTCTTGCTTGATCCGCTCTCACGCGCTTTGGATGGTTCTGATGCAAATTGGGCTATCGTTGCGGAATGGGTGGCAAAAGATCAAATCAAAAGCCAGTATGGTGATGATGCGCTCAAAGACTTTGACATGGACAGCAAATGGTTTAATGCAACCGAACAAACCGTTTGTATTGCTGAATACTTTAAAAAAGAAGAAGTGGCAGACACACTGGTAATGCTTGAAGATGGCTCAACGCTTTATAAGTCTGAGTTGCTTGCTGAGCTTGGTGTGGATGAAAAAGAGCTTGAGGAATCTGGTCTTGTTATTCAAGAGCGTGACACTACGCGCACAGAGATCAAATGGTACAAGGTGTCAGGCTCTAACGTTCTGGAACAAACTACTTTTCCCGGGCGATTCATTCCGGTTATTCCGGTGTATGGTGAAGTTACTGATATTGAGAATGAGCGATACATCTTCTCGCTGGTTCACTTTGCAAAAGATCCGCAGCGTCTTTACAACTACTGGAAGTCTACCGAAGCACATATCTTGCAAAAAAATCAGGATGATATTCTGGTTGCAAGTGCTGAGAGTATTTCTGGCTTTGAAGAGCAGTGGCAAGACCCAAGTAAATATGCTGCTGTGCAGGTGAATGATTACAATGAAGAAGGCAAGCCAATCCCGCGCCCTATGCGTGTTGGTGCAGCTCAACCACCTGTTGGGATTCTGAATGCTGCTGAAAGCTCCAAAATAGCGATTACAGACATTTTAAACATGCATGCACCGATTATGGGTGGGCAGGGTAATGAAACGTCTGGCGTGGCTATTGGGATGCGTCAGCGACAATCTGAAACAGCACAGTTCCACTTGCAAGACAATTTGAATAAATCAGTACGCCAGTGTGCTCGTATTCAGCTCGATTTAATCCAGGCGCTTTACACAGTTCCGATGATACGTCGAGTAATTGGCGTTGATGGTGAAGCCAAAAGTGTACAGTTGTTTGACGAGCTGGCAAATGGTGTATTGGCCGACCCAACCATTGGGCGTTATGACGTTCGCATGGATACCGGTCCATCATTCAATACGCAACGTGAGCAAAACTTTGCACTGATGATGCAGTTGCTTAGCATGAATCCGCAGTTATTCAGCTTAATTGGCGATATTCTTCTGCAGAACTCTCCGCTACTGAACGCAAAAGAGATTGCAGAGCGTATCCGCACCACCATGCCGCCTAAATTGTTGGGTGAAGGTGAGAAACTTGATCCTGAACAAGCCAAAGCGCAAATCATGCAGCTTGATGAGCTTGTGCAGAAAATGACAGGTGATCTCGAGGCCCTGCAAGCGCAGCTGAACGACAAGAATCAGGAGCGTCAGCTGGAAATGTTTAAGGTTCAGCTACAGGCTGAAAAAGACATTCAGGTTGCACAGATTAACGCTTCAAGCCGTGCTGATGTTCAGGAACTTAAAGGGGTAACTGAGCTGATCAAGCAAAATCTGAGCAATATGCAAAACATGATGCAAAACATTCCGCAAGGATGGCTGCAACAAGGGGAGGGTGTAGCGAATTATGCCCCACCACAAAACGATTTAACTTCGCAGACTGACTGGCATGAGCCGCCACCAGAAACTGCGTCAAGCTTTGAAAGCCCTGCCACCGAGCAGGGTTTTTTAATGCCTGAAGAAATGGCTCAGACCCTCGCTCTCAGCCCTGATCAGACTGAGGAACGCGCAATGATCAACGAAGGTGGCTTGCCACCAATGGAGCTAGACAATGGACCAGAACAATTCTGAAACTCAAGACAGCGTAGACACCGCTACTACGGAAAATAACAGCGTAGACAGTCAAGAGCATGAAGAACAGCAGGAAGGTGGACAATCAAACGAGCCAGAAACCAAAGAAGGTGAAGGCAAGGATGATGAAACGCCAGAAGATAAACCGAAACCAAGGAATCGTGCACAGGAACGCATCCAACAATTAGCCCGTGAAAAGGCTGAAATGGCTGCAAAACTTGCTGAATATGAAGCTCAACAGAAGGCACCAGCCCCTGTTGCACGCCCAAAAGTAGAAGATTTTGAGTCATACGAAGATTATCAGGATGCTCTTGAAGCCTACCAAATTGAGAAGGCTGAACAGAAAATCTTGGAAAAACTTCAAAAAGAGCAGTCACAAAAATCAGAGGTTGAGCGTCAAGCTGCTTTTGAATCGGCTGTGTCTGAATTGCAGGACGAAGGTGTTGATGTAGAAGGCTTGATGAAAAAAGCCGAAACATTACCGCCACTGCCTGTGACTTTAGATCAATTTGGTCTAAGCGCAAAAGAAGCACTGACACTTGCTGCCGACCTTCTTCAAAACGAAGAGCTTTACCATGAGCTGGCCGGCATGAATCCCTATCAGGCTTCAATGCGAATTGGCCAGATTATTGGCTCAAAACAAACAAAACCTGCTGTACCACCGGTTCAAAAAGCTCCAAAACCTATCAATCCAGTACAAGCGAATGCTCCTGTCAAACGTAGTGCAGAGAGCATGTCGGATCAAGAATTCTTAAAATCACGGGGTCTATAACCTATGGCTAACAAACTATTAACACATTCAATCATTGCAAAAGAAGCAGCGGCAATGCTGCTAGACCAGTCTGTTTTTGTGCGAACTATCAGTCGTGAACGCGAAAAAGATGTTCGTAAAGAAATTGACGGCTACAAAACTGGTGGGAAGGTCACTATTCGCATCCCGCCGGTGCCTGTTGTAACAGATGGCAACGTTCTTAACAGTGATGACCAGAATATTAATGCTCGAGAGCAGGAAGTCACCCTAACCATCGACACGCATAAGCATGTTGGCTTGAATTTCGGTGTTTATGAGCGCGAGCTTGAGCTTGCTGACTATAAAGAGCGTTTCTTGCGCCCAGCAGTGAACTCACTGGCAACGGCTGTTGATGCTGACATTCTTCGTAAAGCGATTGTCACTGTAAATAACTTCGTGCTGTATGGCGCAACCGAAAAACATCCGCTGGCACCATTCGGCCGTGCACGTTCAGCAATGAACCGCGCCTTGTCACCAGATGTAGATCGTAAGGTCATTATTTCAAGTGATTTCACGAATGAAATCGTTGATACCAGCGGCACCTTGTTTAATCCGCAACCCGAAATCGCAAAACAATACCGCGAAGGCTATATCGGTCGTGCGCGTGGTTACGACTTCTTTGAATCAGAACACATCTGGGCAATGCAGGTTGGTAAGGTTGCTGGTATGACTGTCAATGGTGCAGGCCAGACTGGAAAGCTTCTGGCGATTACAGGCCTAACCAATGGCGATGTAATTGAAGCTGGACAGGTTTTCTCTATTCCAGGTGTTTATATGATTCATCCGATCACTCGCCAGAAAACCAGTCATTTAATGCAGTTTGTAGTGCTTGAAAAAGTCACTGCAGCCGGAGCAACAGCAACTCTCAAAATTTACCCTGAAATCATTCCAAATCTGGACAGCAATGGTAAACGCAATGCGAATGCGACTGTTGATGTTGCTCCGGCTGCATCTGCTGCGCTGTCTTTTGTGGGTACGCAAGGTGACCTGATTGAACAGGCTCTGGCATACGATCCACACGCATTTGCTGCTGCATTTGTACCGATTGGTGTGATTCCAAATGCAGAAGGCTATATGTTCAAATCTGACGCATTTGCTGTGACCGTGCAAACAGGAGGTGATATCCGCACACTCAGCACCGATACGCGTCTTGATGTGCTGTATGGCTTCACTACCGTTCGTGGCAACCATGCTGCGCGTGTAGGTATTAAACGTACATAAAATTGGGGAGCTTCGGCTCCTTTCTTTTTAACCTGAAAAGGACAAGGAAATGGAAAAGAACTATCCAAAGATGTTGTACAAGGGCGATCAAAGCAACTTCCAGCATATCATTGCCGAAAACTCTGAACTTGAGCGTCAACTTAAAGATCAGGGCTGGCAAGAGCATGCTGAACTAAAAGAGCCTGATCCAGTTGATTCCAACGGTCTTGATATTGGCTTTACTGATCAGGAATCCTTTCAGTACACCGATGGCGTGTCTCAAGCTGAATATGACGAAGTGGTGAGTCAACGTGATTCAGCGGTAGCCAAAATTACCGAACTTAAAGAACAGCTTGCTAATGAAAAGCGTGATAATGCTTCTTATCGCAAAACTATTCGCTACAAGGAAATTGAGGACCTGCCTGCTGATGATCTTCGGCAAATCCTTGATGACCGAAAAATTACTTATGGCGCACGTACCGGTAAACCAGAGCTGGTGAGCATGGTTCTTGAGTCAGAAGAGAAGTTGAATGAAGGTCAAATCGAGGGGTAGCTATGTGGAATGGTACCGAAGGCTATAAGGCTTATACAGGACAATGCTGCTGTGGGTGCTCTCACTGTAAGAGTGGCTACTATCACCTGCAGCAAACTACGCTTCAGCAGAAACTCCGTCAACAAGTAGCTTCTGAACAATACAGCTTGCTTAAGCGGCAGCTTGGAATCAAGGAATAACTATGAACGTCAGCAAAATTGTAGAAGCAGCGTTAAAGCAGCTTGGTGTGCTTGCAGCTGGTGAAACAGCTCAAGGCGACGAGATTGCTGACGCTCTTAGCTCACTTCAGGATCTTTTGCATCAATGGGCGACAGACCGCTTATATGTGCATAAAGCCACTATTTTAACCTTGCCGTTGAGTAAAGGCGCAAATACCTACCTCATTGGCAAAATAGAAGGGGATTGTTGCCAGTACGAATTAACTTGCTGTGGCGAGGTTTTACAGCGACCAGATTTGACCGCAGAAATCTCACATATCTCTGAGCGTGCCTGGTTAGATGATGAAGAAATCACACTGGTGCGAGATACAAATAGCAGTAGTAATCCATGCTATGTTCGCGTCTGGTATGAAGTAGATAGCCCAAGTTGGCGTTTTCATGTCAAAGATCATGCAAAAGAGTTAAAGATTAAGGTTTTCACTCTGCCTTATGATTTGTGCCCGCATGATGAATTGCACCTGCCACCCCATTATGAACGCGCTCTAAAGCTAACGCTGGCTCTTGAGATAGCACCCATGTTCGGTGTTGAGCCCTCTGGACTGCTTTTGAAGAATCAGGCGAATGCGATTGAGTTTTTAAAGCGCAGCAATGTCACCCCACTTTATGTAAAAAACAGTCTACCGGTAGGAGTGACCCAGACATGGCCATAATTGATATTCCTATCGTTGGTCAGTCCTATCACTTAAAAGACTGGTCAATTGACTGCCAACGAACATTAAATCTTTATCCGCAAGTGGTTGAAAGTGGGAATGCTCCACAAGTGTCAGCACTTTTACCGACTCCCGGACTAAAGAAAAAATACGAATTATCAGGCCGTGTACGAGGCATGTATGCACTGACAGACCGGTTACTTGTGGTTGCAGGCCAAAAGCTTTATTCGATTAGCAAAAGTGATCAGATTGAAGAAATTGGCGAAGTTGCCGGGGTAAATACGGTTTATTTTGCTGATAACTCGATTCAAGTCATGATTGTGAGCAATAAGGCTTATAGTTTTAATCTCAGGACCAATACCTTAAGCACAATGAGTGGGCCAGAGTTTTTTGGTGCATCTGATGTCGCATTTTTGGACTCACGATTTATTTGGACAGTACCTAATACTGGCCGGTTCCAGTGGTCAGGACTGCTTAATACTGATACCACAGCACTATCGTATGCTACAGCTGAAAGCAAGTCGGATAATCTGGTTCGCTCGATTGTGAATAATGGCAACCTGTGGTTGATTGGCGAAAAGACTACAGAAATTTGGGCGCCTACAGGCTCTAGCGAACAGCCATTTCAACGCATGTCAGGCGCATTATTACCCATCGGTTGTATCGCAAAAAACTCAATCAGCACTATGGGGCCGAGTCTAGTCTGGCTCTCTCAGTCAGAACATGGCCAGGGTCAGATTGTGATGACACAAGGCTATCAGGTGCAGCGAATTTCAAATCATGCGATAGAAGCTGAAATTGCCAGCTATGACCAGATTTCCAATGCATACGGTTTTGCATATCAGGAAAATGGACATGCATTTTATTTAATTTCATTTCCATCTGAGCGCAAAACACTGTGCTACGACCTGGCTACTCAGATGTGGCATGAGCGCAGTTACTTCAATCTTGAAACTTACAAGCATGAGCACCATCGTGCGCTCTCATACTGTTTTTTTAATGGCATGCAGCTTGTAGGTGACAGGGTAGACGGGCGCATCTATGCAATGAGCACAGAAAGTAATACAGATGATGGGGCGCTCATTATGCGTGAGCGTATTACCCCGGTCATTAATCCGCACACACAGCGAATTATTTTTGATGAGCTGGAGTTAAGTGTTCAGGCAGGGCAAATTGATAACACCAAGCCGCAAATTATGCTGGATTGGTCTGATGATGGTGGCCGCACATGGTCATCCACACGTCAGGTTGATCTAGGTGGTGTTGGAGAGTTTACCAAACGCATTTTATTCCGTCGGCTTGGACAATCTTTTAAGCGTGTATTTCGATTGCGCATGACAGATGCAGGTCGACTGGTATTGCTTGGTGCTAAAGCGAGGGTTAGATAATGGCTGAAAAACAACTCATTCCCCCATTCAATGAGCCCATGTTTATTAATAATCAAATGTCGCCTACGTGGCGGCTTTTTTTTGATGAAGTGGCTAAGGCAATAAACCGTTTAAATGAATTGGAGAGTACCAATGAGCAAAGTAACGGTTGAGCGCGAACACTGGATTGACTGTATTGATCAGATCATGCCGCTTTGTATTGCTGTTCATAATCTTGATGAAAAAGATGCGTTAGGCCTTGATCTGGATTTTGATTTTGAGCTGTATGAGCAGTCTGAAGCATCAGGGCAGTTTCATTGTCTGGTTATGCGTGAGAATGGCATTCCGATTGGTTTTCACTGGATCACAATGAATCCCTTAGCGCGATTTAAAGGCAAATGGCAAGCATGTACTGATGCAATTTATGTAGCGCCTGAACATCGAAAACACTCAAATTTTCTCATTCAGTGCAGCGAAGAATACATTAGAAAGCTGGGCTGCTATACATGGGCACTGGCAACCCTTGATGCATGTTATCGGGGCGCAATGTGGGAGCGAAAAGGCTTTAGAAAAGCAGAAACAATATTTATGAAGAGGGTGTGATATGTCAGGCGTGCTAGGTAAATTTACAGGTTCAAGCCAACAGGCAAAGGCTGCTAACAATGCAGCAGATCTACAATACAAAGCCTCAAAAGAAGCATCACAAACACAAAAGGACATGTATGACCAGACTCGCCAGGATTTAAGTCCGTACACTCAAGCTGGTGCAGATGCGCTTAAACAGCTAATGGGCGGTATGGGACAAGATGGTCAATTCATGCAGTCATATACAGGACAGGATCTTTACAATGACCCTTCTTATCAGTTCCGGATACAACAGGGGCAAAATGCGATTCAATCCGGCGCAGCAGCTCAAGGCGGGTTACTGAGCGGTGCTACGCAAAAAGCACTGATGAATTACGGTCAAGAGGCGGCTTCACAAGAATTTCAAAATGCCTATAACCGTTTTAACGCTGACAAGACCAATCAATATAACCGCCTAGCCAATCTTGTCGGAGTAGGGCAGAACGCAGCCGCACAAACAGGTAATGCTGGTATGCAGACCGCTCAAGCTATTGCAAATAATACAATGTCAGGGGCTAATGCTCAGGCTGCCGGAGCAATTGCGGCAGGCAATAAAACTGCGAATAACTTTAATTCTATGCTTGGTGCAGGGTTGGGTATTGCCGGGCTATTCATTTAGGAGAAAATCATGCTTAATCCAGAAATTATACTTGCTGGGCAAAAGCAGCCGGCCAATCCATTTGAAACAGCAGCACAGGGCTTGCAATTTGGTCAGGCCTTAAGACAGCTTCTTTCAGGTCGTCAAGCCGGGAAAATGATGCAAATCGAAAATCCGGAAGAACGTAAAGCTTATGCAAACAACTCAATGTTTAGCCGTGAACTGAATGCACAAATCAGAGCTGACGAACAAGCCAAGCAAAAACAGCTTTATGATCAACTAAAAACAGAAGCTGAAATATCTAAAATCTCAAGTGAAGCATCAAAAAATAATGCACAAGCTGGCGGCTACAATCTGGATAACTCTGGAAAACTCATGGCCAATGCTGACCGGGCGCTGATGATAGGTGCTCAAACCGGCGACCCAATGGCGGTAAAACTTGCCTTAAATAATGCATATAAGGCAGGTGGGGTTACCCCTGAGCTTTATGATCAATACAGCAAACAAATTGATATTTTAGGTACCGATCCAGCAGCATTAAAACAATTCGCCAGCGGCCTTGTATTTGCAAATGCCAAAGACCCAGCAAGCTTGATGTACACCTCAGCAGACAATCGGCTGGATAATGAAACCGCAATGCGTGGGCAGGACATTAACCAGTCAATTGCAGATGCGGATCGTGAATATAAATATGATCAGCTGGGTGTAGACACTCAATATAAGTACGATGCGCTTGATCAAAATAAAGATCAGTTCTGGGCCGATTTCCAGCAGAAGGATGCTCACTTTTACTCAAACCAAGACTTCCAATTAATGAAACAAAAACTTGAAAGTCAGGCGGTAAAGGGCGAAAAACCAGAGCAAAAAATGGAGCGGGTTAATAGTGCTCTTGCTTCAGCTGATGGGGCGCGACAAGCTGCGCGTGCTGCGAAAACCGCAGCCGATTTAATTAATCATCCCGGCATTGGCATGGGCACAGGACTAACCAGTTTATCTGGCATGGTCCCGGGTACAGATGCTTATGAATTTCAATCTCAGCTTGAAAACCTTAAAGCACAGGTATTCTTGCCAACGGTTAAAGCTATGCAAGGCATGGGCGCGCTATCCAATGCTGAGGGTGAGAAAATTGCAGCAGCGGTAGAAAATCTTAAGCCAGGCATTAGTCAGCAAGAAATGGCTCGGCGCTTAGCTAGTCTTTCGCAGCAAATGAATGCTGTAGCTCAAAATGCAAAAAAACAGGCCATGAATTATGCAACACGTGGTGGCAGTATTTCTTTAAATACTCAATCTCAAAGTGCACCAGTCACTGGGAAAGTTTACACACAAGCAATGATTCGTGAATATGCGCAGCAGTCAGGCCGAACGGTACAAGAGATTGCTGAAGCAGTTCGTAGTTCAGGTGGAACAATTCAATAGGTGAAGGTATGGCAACACGTCAACAACTTGAACAGGCTTTGCAAAACCCAAATATGCGTAAGATGCTTGACTTGATTGCCAATACCGAGGGTGTCAAGCATGGGTATAACACACTGTTTGGCAACGAAAGAATTAACAATCTAAGTCAGCATCCTAATATTAAAAAAGAGTTCCGTCAGACTGATGGTAAAACCAATGTGACCACAGCAGCAGGGCGCTATCAGTTTTTGAATGGGACATGGAATAGTTTAGCTCGCCGATACAAATTAAATGACTTCTCACCACGCAATCAGGATTTGGGTGCTGTTGCGCTTATTGCAGGTCGCGGGGCACTTAATGATGTGCTAAAGGGCAATTATCAGGCTGCGGTGCGTAAGCTTGGAGAAGAATGGGCTTCATTGCCTAGTTCACCTTACGCGCAAGGTAAGCGTTCATGGAATGACGTTAATCGGTTTTTAGGAAACTCTCAGCCCGCCAAGGCTACGATGAACGACCTTCATCAACTTATGAATTCCAATCAACCAAGAGCCATGCAAGCCAACTTCACAGGGCGACAACTTCGACCTGGATTTGCATCTGATATACCGCCACATTTAAGGGATACAGCACCTATGCCGCAAGCTCGAAAAACTGCATCCAGTGGAAAAATGGGATCAATAAATGATCTTCACCAACTCTTTCGCGCGCAAAAACAAGCAAACTACACACCACCTGACTTATCAAAAGAGGCTCAACAAAAGGTTTATCGCGAGCAACTTAAAAAACAGGGTCCGACACAATTCTGGGAATCCAGTTTGTTAGGGATGGCGGATATTGGCGCGCCTGTAGTACAAGGTTTCTCATGGCTTGGCGATAAAGTCAGTGCTGGGGTTAATGCAGTAGCTGGCACTAATCTAGACACCAATTCTTATGAGCGCGTAACAAAAGGCCTTAAAGAAGCAAATGATGCTCACAACACCGTGCGTGAAGGCAATAAGCAGGGCATGGATGTTGTTCGACTTGGAACCAATATCGCTCTTACAGCACCTTTGGCAACCACAGGCGGAACACTCAAGGCTGGGACTGCATTAAGTTCTGCTGCGGGTCGAGAGTTTTTGGCTCGTAATGCAGCATTAGGTGGCTTGATAGGTGCAACAGGCATTCATGAGAATAATGCTGAGCGTGTAAAAAGTATGGTTGCTGGCGCGACTGGCGGTGCAATTGGCGCTGGAATAGGCCAAAAAGCCGGTGAAGGAATTGCCAAGCTTGCACAAAAAGCCAAATCATTTGACCCGCGCATTCAGACACAAATTTTAGCAAGTATCGATGACAAGCTGGATGATGCGCTTAAATCCCAAGGCATGCGTTTAGGTGATTTATCTGACGAGGTTGCAAACGGACTGCGCCAAGATGCTCAAAAGGCATTACGATCTGGTAAAAACTTAAATCCTGAAGCTGTTGCGCGTAAAGCCGTGCTAGATCGATTAGGTATTAAAGGCACTCAAGCTCAAATTACTGGCGATGCAAAACTCTGGCAAAAAGAGGCTGAACTTGCCAAAATTAGTGGTGCGGGTGATCAGTTGCGCGAGAAGTTGATTCAGGATAATAAGGTGCTTGCTAATTTGCTTGATAATGCCGTTAAAGATACCCACGGCAATGCTGTCGACCAGTATGCTGCCGCCCAGAGTGCAAGTGATGCTTTGGTATTGAATTACAATAGAGGTAAAGATGTAGCATCAAATCTATACAACAAAGCTCGTGCTGCGCAGGGTAATGATGTCTTACTTGATGGCGCTGGGTTGGCAAATGATATTTACACCAAGCTTGATAATGAGGCCGTCGCATCTTTCCTCCCTCCAGATATAGGCAAAAAGATTAATCAGTTTAGCAAGACGTATAATCCAAGTAGCTTTGATGATGGTTCATTAAGCCCTGGATTTGTTGGGGCACCAGATGATGTGGCGCCAATGTTTACACTCAAAAAGGCTGATGAGTTCATTAAGAGCCTTAATAGGCAATATAAAGCGTCACTGAATGTAAATGGCCAACCGACAGCAACAACCTACGCGCTTGGCATTGTTCGTGATGCTGTAAATAAGCGAGTAGATGAAGCAATTGCTGTTATGTCACCAGATGGGAATGAATCCGCCCGTCTATACCAAGCGGCTCGTCAAGCATATAAAAGCAATGTTCAACTTACAGAAAAAATTCCATTGTTGAAAGACACTCTGAAGGGTGTTGAGCCAGATAAGCTATTCCAGAAGCATATTCTGAATGGCAACGCTGCCGAATTAACGGAAACTATGAAAGTCTTGGCCAGGGTTGATCCAACCTCAATCCATAATATTAAGCAACAGGTTCTACAATTTATTTCCAATAAAGCCGTAAATCAAAACGGCCAGTTTAGCCCTGCTGGTATGAAGCGAGCACTGGATTCAATAGGTGATCGAAGATTATCAACAATGTTTAGTCCTGATGAATTGCGTCACATTAAAGATATTGGCAGAGCAGGCCACTATCTGGTGACTCAACCACCACACTCTTATGTGAACAACTCAAATACATCTGCGGCATTGATGAATTTCTTGGGTGGAGTGATCAACAAGCCTGGGGTTCGTATGGTGTTAGCGCCCGTTAAAGACATTATTGATAGTACTGCAGTGAACAAAGCAATGCGTCCGAGTCTTGCGGGTAATGCAGCTCAACAACCTGTAACTCAAGCTGAGCAGTCAATAGTTGATCGTTTAATGAGGGCGGGTTTACTTGGTGGTGCTAATTTAAAAGACCAGCAATAGCCGCTGCAAGCAAGAAAAATGCAATTGAGATCAAGCATATTTTTGAGCCCTTATCCATCTGGCTAAATGCTCTTATATGCTGTTCTCGATTAGCATATATGTTAAATCCGGATCTCATTAAATAAGTAAGAACTTTCCATGCCAGATAAAGGAATGCGATCCCCGCAATAACAGCAAAGATGCCACCAATATTGTTAAACATGAAAATAACAATATAAGCAAAAACTGCAATTGCGAGGGCTGAAAGTAGAATGCCTAAGATGCTTCCAAAAATCTGATACATAAAGTCCTCTGATTTCTTATTATTTAATTCATTAAATTGCACAACCGCCAGTGGCGGTTTTTATTGTGAGGTCACAATGTACCCACTTCTTACAAACGTAGTATGCCAGTTTGAAGATCGCAATGGCAAACCATTAGCGGGTGGCAAGGTATTTACTTATGAGGCAAATACCACTACCCCGAAGATTACCTATGCTGATCCCGACGGCAAAGCGCCTAATACAAACCCGGTTATTTTGGATCAGGCAGGCCGGGCAAAAATCTATGCTGACGATGGTGCTTATCGAGTCCAAGTCTTTAATAAAGACGGTGTGCTTATCGTTGATACAAACAAGATCTCTCGCTATGTCACATTAACAGAGCTCAATGAGTTTGAAGATAAGATTAAAGATGGTTTGGATGAACTGAAAAATGTCAAAGAAACCCTTGAGATTGTAACGACCAGTGTAATTGATGGTCAAAAAGATCAGCCAGGTGGTTTACCGGGATTGAGTGAAGAATCTCTAATAGATGCGACACAGCTACCTAATGCCAGCTTAACTACAAAAGGGGCGGTCAAACTAAACAATACATTAACCAGTGACAGTGAAGCAGAAGCATTAACCGCAAAAATGGGGAAAAAGCTAGCAACAGAAAAGCTGGCTAAATCAGATCTGGGAAGTGGTGAAGCACCGATTTATGCCGCTCGAGCATGGGTTAATTTTAATGGAATGACCGGTGCAATCCGAGCTTCTGGAAACATCAAATCAGTAACTCGAACTGGGGTGGGTCGATATACTGTTGTATTCGATAAGGAAATGTTGGATGAAAACTACATCATCACTACCTCAACCACATCACGAAATGACGCAGCATCACTCAATATAGTGTCACAAACCAAATCCGGTTTTGAGTTATCTGCATCTTATGGCGGTGACAACTCGCTTGGCAATTACGACCCGATATACGCTGGGGTTGTTGTGTTTCGTTAGAAGAACTTTTTTTAAAAGAATTATCAGCCCGCCTAGTGCGGGTTTTTGCTGGAGAAAATAAATGGCATTAGCAACTCCTCTTTATGCCTTGCGCTCATTTTTCACCGATAAATGCGGCACCCCCTTAGCAGGCGGCTTGGTGTATTCCTATGAAAATAATACACTCACCCCTAAAAATACCTATACTGATGCAAGCCTTCAGGTGCCAAACACCAACCCAATTATCCTGGATGAAACCGGTAAAGCCGATATATTTCTAAATGGTGTTTATCGCTTTCAAGTATTCAGTCGTGATGGTGTACTTATTGAAGACAAAAGTGATGTTTTCAATATTGTAGACCTGTCGAAAGTTGCTGAAAAAGAAGCGGTAGATGCACAATTTGCTGCCCAACAAGAGGCGCTTAATACCAAAGCCCCCTTGTCCATTACTACCGAGCTTCAGCAACAGAAAGTAGATAAAGCCTACTTTGATACCACGTTGTCAAGCTTTCAAAATGGTGCTATCAAAACGTATCCAACCCTGGCTGCTGCTAACGCAGATATTGCAAATATTGCACTTAATGCAAAAGTTTCTGTGCTTAGCGCAACAGAAGGCGGCGACTACTATAAAGCAAATACAGATGCGACAAGTTTAACCAAAAGCCCCTGGGATCCAATTGCACAAGCCAAAAATTACACCAATTCAATAAACTCCATCGCAAATAAACTTCGCTCCTCATTAGTTAATTTTGATGAGTTTCCACTTAGCACTAACCAATATGTTACTTTTCAGAAGGTTGAAAACAATCTAAGGATATTCTGTGCGCCAAATACAGGCGTTATTCATGCTGAATGGCGAGCTGACTCATCTAATTTTAGGACAGGTAAGCTTTCAGCACAAATCAGTTTGAGTGCTGACGCTGGTTCGGGCGGTACGATTTCCGTTAAACAGTATGATGCAAGCAATACACTGTTAGTCACAACCAATATTGGTACATCGCTATCAGGAGTTATCAGCAATCAAACTTATTCAGTGAGCGACATTACTATAAATGCGCTTACTGCATTTATTGGGGTTGAGGTAAGTTTATCGGACTCAACAAACAAAGTTCGCACCGCTACCGTGTCGAACGTTGTCATTGCAGACGGCTCTTATGTCGGCGTATTGCCTGTTATTCAAAACTTCTTACCCAAGATTAATGTATTCCCATCACCAACACTATCTAAATCAAAAGCTACACTATTTAGCGCAACATCTTCTGACGGTGTATTAACAATTGAAGGTTCTGCACAACAGGAAGCGACATTTGATTTACGATTAAATGATCTAGTTAAAGTTTCATCTTACATTACATTTAGTGCAGACATTTTTACTGATGCCGCTGGGAAAGCAGACCTATCAATACAGTGTTTTAATTCATCTAATGTGCAGTTAAACACCAATATCGTCATAGCTAACACTCAAATCAATGTATGGGAGAAGGTTAGCACTCGCGTCATTATCCCTGCCGGAACTGCTTATGTGCGATTCCGTTTTGTAAAGCGTACAGGAACATCACTGGCTCAATTTAAGTCTGTAATGGCAACATCAAGTGATGCTTTCAAGGGAATTACACTGAATGCTTTTACTGATTCTGCGGGTGGTGGGGGCGCTTATAACATTGTCTATATGGCAACAACAGGAAGCGACAACAACGATGGAAAGGCCAAGTCACGTCCAGTCTTAAGTTTGCAGAAAGCGATTAGCTTAGCAGCACCTAGAGGTCAAATTATTATCTCTGAGGGTGACTATGAATTTAATAGCGATGGCGCAACATGGGCAGGCGTTTCTGAGTTAAATATTGAAGCAGAGCGTAATGCGCGTGTTCGTTTTATCTCAAACAACAAACTAACTGGAATCAGCAAAACAGCAGGATATACTAAAGTTTATCAAGCACCTCTTTTAGCTTCTGGCTGGAATCCACCACGAGGAAACTGGATTTGGCATCATGACGTTCCAGACCCCCGCACTTTGATTGCAGCGTCAGATCGAGTGGCGTTACAGCGTGGTCAAACACATCGTCTTTTGTCTACTAAAATTGAAAAAGTTGCATCCATTGAAGCAATTGAGTCTGCTACGGTACCAAGTTGGTATCATGACACAGCAAATAATACTATCTATTTCAGTGTTTGGAATGGTGCAAGTGCGCTTGGCGCTGATATTCGTATTCCATCAAGCCGCTACGCTGCGATGTACGGTGGAACAGGTACAGAAAAAATCAAACTGGTCGGTATTGATGTTCTTTATGCAGGAAACAATGGTGTTGGTGGACAGAGATTAATCAGTATTGAAACTCAGAACTGCCGATTTATGTTCAATAAAGACAACGGTGCAGCTTATGATGATTCTAAGTTTATTATCACTCGTTATAACGAATATGCAGGAAATGAGTGGGATGGTGGCAACGTGCATTGCTATCAAGCAAACACATATCAAATGCCCGTCGTATACCAAGCTTATGATATTTGGTCGCATGATAACGGTGATGATGGTGACTCTATGCACGAAATTTGTCTAGGCACCTACTGGGGTGGGCTATATGAGTATAATGGGGACAGAGGTATCGCAACAGCATACGGGGCACATTCGGACGCTCATAACACAATGGCTCGATATAATGGTCAAATCGATACTGTTGGCGGTGAGGGCTTTGCTGCACTAGGAACACTTTCAACGGACACAGGTGTAGGTACTCAATTTAGTTGCTATAACTGTATTTCAATTGGGAACAGGTATAACTACTCTACAACAGAGGCAACCAGCTCGATGAATGCTTATAGTTGTCTTAGTAGAGATGCAACTGCTGTTGGTTATCGTGCAGACGGTTCTAGCTTTATAAATACTTACGATTGCAAAACTCTAGGTGATGCAGTTGCTAAGAGCGGAACCGTGAATATTAAAAATAGTGTTTTATTGGACTGATACCCTATAAACATCATCAACCCTGACTTGCTCAGGGTTTTTTATTGCCAAAAATAAGGGGGATTTATGACCGAAAATGAGACTTACGGTGTCAGACTCGAAAAGAAAATCGATTCTATGCAGTCTGATATTCGAATGCTGTCTGATCACGTAACCAAACTAACCTTCATCAATGAAGCTCATCAAAATGCAAGTGCCGAAAACCGAAAGGATATTGAGAGCTTACTGACCCGTGTAGGAACACTAGAAAACAAATCAGCACAACTTGATGGTGGTCTTAATGTCATTCGAATTGCAATCACGCTATTAGCTGGAGTCTTTATTGGAGTGTGCACATGGGTCGGATCTTCAATCATTCAGAACGCACAGGAAAATTCACTACTTAAAGAAAAAACCGCTCGGCTTGAAGCCGATGTAGCAACTATAAGGAACTATCCGAGATGAAATTCATAAACAATGCCCGCCAGTGGTATAAATTCTGGTCCATCCAATTAAGCGCTTTAGGCGCTTTTTTGTTGTCTACATGGCTTGCCTTTGGCAATGATATAACCACATGGTGGATGATTCATGGCGCTGAATATTTCCCATTCTTGGCACCACAAACTATCAAGTGGATTGGATTAATCCTGGTGATATTGGGTCAGTTTGCACGTTTAGTTAAACAGCCGCAGCTTTCAGGAGAGAACAAAAATGTTTGAAGCATCTATTTTAAAGCTCCAAAAAGCTGTAGGCGTACGTGCTGACGGTATCATCGGACGCGGTACTTTATCAGCATTATTCCGTAAACTTGGAGCCAGCAATGCTCGTGCTGAAGAGTTAGCACTGGCTGCAAATGTTCACATGCGGACATACGGCATCCTGGACAATTCACTTCGCCTTATTCATTTCATGGCGCAGCTTACGCATGAGTCTGGCAACTTCCGCTATATGGAAGAAATTGCCTCAGGTAAAGCGTATGAAGGCCGAAAGGACTTGGGAAATATCTATGCAGGGGATGGAGTTCGATTTAAAGGCCGTGGTCCGATTCAATTAACTGGCCGAGCAAACTATCGACGGTACGGCCAACAACTCGGTATTGATCTGGAAAATAATCCGCAGATTGTTGCATTACCAAGTATGGGCCTGATGGTTGCCTGCAAGTTCTGGTCTGATAACGGCTTGAATGCCTTGGCTGATAAAGATGACGTGGTTGCTGTAACTCGCAGGATCAATGGCGGAACCAATGGCCTTGAAGATCGTAAGAAACATTTAGTATTGTTGCGGGGCTGGGTATGAAGTTGGTATTGCTGACTTCATTACTTCTCTCCGGCTGCACAGCACACTCAATCTCTAATCATGTTAGCGTGACCGTGTGCGTGCAGTGTTTAGCGCAATGACCCTTTAATCAGCTCATTGATTGCATCTTCATCTGTAGCATCGAATTTAGACTTGTATTCTTCAATAATCTTAATAGTTTCTGGAAGGAGCCAGACTTGCTTGAGAGTCATGCCTTGTTCTTTTTTAAGCTGCCTTTCTTTTGCTTTGCGTTCAGCTGCAGTTTGAGCCATTACCAGTTTTCCTCAATCTCTGTTTCAACTTCTTCGCTTTTGCGATGACCCAAGAATTCCACCTTGCCATTCACCACCAACCAGCCATCATTTTCTTCAACAGCATCAAAACCCAATTCAATGGCAATCAAAGCGCGTAATTTTTGGTTTGCAAAGTAAGTATCATCTTGCTCAGCATTATCACAATCTACAATGAAGTCAGGGTGAGCAACAAGGAATTCAGGGTTATTTTCCAGGTATTCTTCAATATCAGATTTATCGCAGATAGAGTTAAATTCTACAGTGTAAATATAGTCACCGTAATCACCATTTGCAGTAAGGGCGATATTTTCAGAAGTAAATAAGCCAGCATAATCACCATAACCTTTGATGATCTCTTTTAATTCTTGGTTATTAGTTGCGTGATAAGTTTTCATGGCTGAGCTCCTTGGCTATGAGTTAAATATATCATTGTGACATGTCACAATCAAGTATTAACTATAACCCCCCGACGAACGGTTAACAAACCCCACCAACTTCATAAAACTCTAATGGCTCCTGTTCCGAAAACCAAGGATTATACCGTAACGCCCATCCCGGACTTTTATTGTACGGCTTGGCTCGTTTAATCATTTGCTCGATGTAGAATTGTTCCCAGGGTTTCATTTCTCAGCCCAACCATCGACCATGTCAGCCCAGTCTTGCATCATTTTCCTGCGGTCACTCAGCCATTTAGCGTGATCATATGTAGCCTTGACCTTATCACCCTTAACATGAGCAAGCTGCAGCTCAATCCAGTTTGAATTGTAGTTCGCTTCATTTAGATCAGTAGACGCTGTAGCCCTAAAATCATGCATAGTGATATGGCCTAATCCCATATTGCGAAATGCCTGATTTAGTGTTGTAGGTCCGATCATAGATTCATTTTTTACCCCGGGGAAAATATAGGGACTATCAGGGTAGGCAGCAAATTGCACTTTTAATATCTCTATTACCTGATCAGATAAAGGCACAATATGGATTCGGTTCTTTTTCATGTTGCGCTTGCCTGCCAGAATTTCTGATCTGGTTGCAATTGGAATAGTCCAGGTGCGAGCATCAAAATCAATATATGACTTTAAGCCTCTGCGAATTTCAATTGTTCTCAGCATTGTATAGATAAGTGCTTTAAGTGCATTTCTGGTACTAATTGAACCGTCATACTTGCTGATGCTCGGCATAATCTTTTTACGGTCATGAGAGCTGATAGGCTGAGCATTCTCAGTTTCAGGTGCATGAATGTAGCCGCGTAATGCATAAGTAGGGTCGTTAGTCAGCCTGTCAGAAATAATTGCATATTGCATGACTTCGGCAATATTTTGCCTAACCAGAATGGCCTTATTCTCACCAGTGCCTTTCCCAGACTTCAACACTCGTTTGACCGCATTGTCCATAATGTTTTTTACATCAACGGAAGTAACATCCTTGATCGGCTTATCTCCGATGACTGGAAAAATATCCACTTCGTATGATAGCTGTCGAATGTAAAGCCAGTTTTCCGACTTCGAGTTTTTCTTATGTTCACAGAATTCTTTTGCAATGGATCTAAAGGTTTCTTCCTGGGCTTGCAAGGCTTCTAATCTTTCATTTTTCTTAACTGCAGCAGGGTCGATATTTTTAGCAAGCTGTTCCCGAAACTCATTAGTTTTAGTTCGGGCATAGGACAGACTGATTTCCGGGTACTGTCCTATGGTCAGCATTTGTGGCTTATTAAGAAAACGATAACGATAGCGCCAGAACTTTTTACCTGTCGGACGTACTTCAAGACACAAACCAGAGTGATCAGCAACTCTATAGGTTTTTTCTTTAGGTTTTAACTGCTTGATTTTTAAGTCGTTTAACATAGTGTGAGTAACGTCCGTAATGAATTAAAAGCCCTTACTCACAATATTACTCACAAATAAAAGTAATGTCATTCAAGAAAAGGTTAGGCACAGTAAGAATAATAGTATTGAAAAATCAGTAAGATAAAACAAAAATAAAGATAAGGTAAGACAAGGTAATATCAATGTTGTGTATGGATGCAATTCAACATCGTGCAGTTAAGTAGATGTATTTAAATAATAATTATTGTAGAGATTACCTTCTTACTCACTATCTTACTCACAATTAATTTTGTTGTGAAAAAAAGGCCGCTAAATGCGACCAGTTTCTTTTTTCTTATTTTATGCATTTAGCGAACCTATATTACCACCTTCTGTTTTTAGGATACACTCCAAAACATAGCTGTTCAGCCAGTAGTTTTTTCGGCCATCTTTATAAGGTTGCTGAATGCGTCCATCGTTAATCCGAGCATAAAGTTCTTTCTCAGATATATTCATACGGAGAGCAAACTCGCTTGTTGAGATTCGGCGCTCGGTATATGTCAAATCAAATGCAATACCCATATCAATCCTCCCGCTCTTTAACATCCAGTCTGATAACATCCTCACCAAACTTGAAACTCTGTGCGATGTCCTTCTTCCCGTCGTCTTTCCATGTAAAGTATTCAATCCCAGCTTTATCTAGTGGCAGATCCATAGTTTCCATCATGAGGTTCATGAGTTTCACACTCTCCTCAAATTCAGCCAGACAATCATGAAGCCGGTCAGCAGGGATGCGATGAAAGTCTTTTAATGACCTTATTGTGTACTCGCTCATACCACCTCTCCCAAACTGATGACCACTTCTTTCGGCAAATCACTGTCTTTTAGGATCATGGCTCAATCCTCCAACCCTTCGTATTCTGGATACTCATCATAAAAAGCATCGTAAGGAGATTTGCCGCTATTAAAATCTGGCATCCATGCCTCTTGATCCACATTGTCATGACCGACATGCATATCAAATAACGAGGATAGAACATTAAACCAATCTTCTTTATTCATTGAATTACTCATTTTATTTCCCATCTCAAAACCCCATCGCAGCCAGACCAAACCCAATCAGCCCCAACAGCAGCCAACCCAAAAACGGATACTCCAAATACTCCATGTGATGTTTTTTCATGTGGACTCCTGGGCTTCGATCACCGCTTTTAAATTTATACGATCTCCGTTGCATTCAGGGCATGTGAAAGTCCCTTCAAACCGACATCCAACCTCTCCATACCCATTACAATATAAACATTTAGGCACCATTACATACCCTTCCGGCACCGCTTTACTGGTCCGCTTTGCGCGTAGCCACATTGCCCAGCCAGTATTCAACGCTTCATAAGCAACCTTTCGATCTTCATCATCAGTATTGTTCACGCATTCACTTTTGATTTCGTAATCACCCGTGTTTTCATTAAATTTGAAAAAGGGTAAAAGATAAGAGTGAATAAACTCAGCTTCAAATAACGGTCTTTCAACTGCCCATCTTGCTTGCTTTTCTTTAATATCCATCACGCCACCTCGCATTCACGTTTATTACGAGCGAAAATGGCATAGGCATCATCTTCACTAAAGTTGATATCAATTAAGAAAAAACCGTTTGGTGCAATTGGTTCCCACTTGGTGATATCACTGTCATCCATCATGGTTTCCCAATCGTCAGGGCTAACACTGCTTTCCATCCAGAATGTTACTGTGTCCACACCAAAGTGGTTTCTGAACTTCTCCCACTCTTCACGACTTACATATTCTTCGTTTTCCAGGTGCTCATTCATATATTTTGAATAGACCGGATGTGTCCAAGTTCCCATTTCACTGCGATTAATTTCCATCGGTTCTAGATTTTTAATACTCATCTTCACCACCAATCTTTTATTAAAATAAATAACTGTGCTAAAAATCCGGTCTACTTTTTTATTAAAGTAGTTTTATGCGACTTTTAACTTCTGATTTAATGCGAGTTGGTCAATTGCCCGATCTATCGTTTTGTTAAAAGCAATCACGCTTTGCTCAAGCCCGGCAATATCTAAATCTTTTGCAAATACCCGGATAATCACCAGCTGCAGATACTCAGGCAGGCGAGGGTCATAACTCACAAAATCACACCATTCGCGCTCTGTGCACGCAAGTTGCCATGTAATTTGTGGCATGTACTCGTCTGGCACTTTGCGACTGAGCAACGTGTTTAAATGCGTAGTCGTGTTTGGACACTTCACTTCAAGCTGACCCTGCTTGCCAACCAGGCCATCCGGTGATGCTCCTGACATTGGGATAGAAGGGTGGTCAATTAGACCTGTACCTTCTACAAACTCACCTGTTTCATTTTCATAGGCTGTGATTGCATGCGGCTCATGATCGATTCCCCATTGCATAAGCTGAGTGGTTTTAGTGTCTTCCTGAACGCCAGTGAGGCGCTCGGAAAGAATGATCAAGCCTAATGAATTAAGCACTTTGCCCTTGGCTGGCTTGGCATCTATATCCTTGATGCGGCTAGCAGTTACTTTGCCACAGCGTTCCGAATGCCAATCTTCACTACGCTGGAGAATGTTCATAGGTTTCTCCTTCGCGAGCCAAAGCCTGATCAGCAAATTGTGCGATTTCTTTTAGACTTGCAGCATGATTCGACCAGAATGTATTTTTCAAATTGCTGCTTGGTAGAGCAGAGTAGGCGATCTGCAGGCGCTTGGTTCCATACTGCGCTTCATTTTTGAAGTGTGGCAGATGCTCATCTTCAAATGCTTGATAGCCTTCTGGCATCTCAGATTGATTTTTTTGGGTTTCTGTCTCATTCCCAACGATTATCTCTTTGCCTTCCATTTCCTCTTTAGTGTACCCATCGCCAATTTCTTCAGGAAAGGCTTTGCGAAGTGCACCCGCTTCAGCACATTTAGCTAATTGGCCACGCTTGCGTTTTGTCCACATTGAATTCAAGCCGCCACCCTTAACTGTGGCACACGCTTCTTCGAAATACTCAGTATGAGCAAATGCAACCTTTTCACCGTGGATTATGCGATAAACAGTCACAGTGCAGAACTCGGGAACAGTGTGAGAAACGCCACCAAAACTAATGTTTACCATTGGACCAAACACAGGTGCATCAATACCGGCATAGCTATGTGAGCGTGAAGCTGTGATTCGGTGCTCTGCAATTGATGGCATAATCACATCACGCCAGTCGCTATTCCCTGTTTTCGCATCTTTAACGCTCATTGGTACGATATGACAAGGCTTTTTCATAATGTCCAAATTACGAGCCTTACAGTACTCAACTGCCATTACAATTGATTCAGGTTTTGCGCCTGGGAAGATTGATGATGTGAGGGCAGACCACATTGCCTGATCAACGTCATAATCCTTGAGCGAAAGACCTAATTGATTTTCTACTTGAGTAACAGCATTCATATTCTTCTCCTAAAATGGCAAATCGCTTTCAGATGCATTTACGTAGTGAACAATCACTTCTTCTTGCGTTACTTCTTCCACTAGCATCTTGAAATAAGCTAATGCCTCGGCAAGTGTGGTTTCACTTGCAGCAGCAGGGCGACGCACTAAAATATCGACTGCCTCAAGAAGCTTTCTTTTGTGTTGAACTTCCATCACACCGCCTCCAATTCCATCCCAAACAATCCAATTTCGCGCTTCACTTCTTCTAAATTCGTGAAGTAATCAAATTGCTGGGTCGTCAATTCATCAATTGCGATAAACTCATCGTTAAACACACAGTCATCTGGTAGACCACGGTAAGTCTTAACTGTGCACACCTGGTCTGTGTCGATTGTGCCGTCCTGCAGCACTAAGATGGATAGCGTGACGCGCTGGGTGTGCAAGTCATCAAGCAGCATGTACTGCGTGTCTAAGTGAATTTCGATGCGGCCAAAATAGTGAGCTGCAAAATCAGGGTCGTAGTCATGAGTGGTGAACTGCTCGGCAAAAGCGGTTTTGATTTTCATACCCGGCGCTCCTTCAAAATTTCTCTAACCTCAGTAGCTACCCTGCCAATATCTTCGTCATTCATTTCTCCAGTGCCAACTAAGCAAATAATTGCCTTAATTTCCGGCTTACTCCAATCGCTATCCGGCTTAGAATCCCAATACAGCTTGAATACATGATTGCCATTCTTGTCAATGCTGAACATTGAGAACGTATTGAAATGCTGACGCTCAAGGAACTTTTGAAGCTTCTCTTTATCGCCACTGTAGGCGTGAAAATTTGGCTTAGCACTCATACCGCCTCCTTCATCACAACAAGCTGTTCTTCAAATTCAGTAGTAAGCTCTGCAACGATTTTGCTGGTCATACCTTCTTCAAAATCAGGTGCACCTAAATCGCGGTCATCCGGGGTGATAAATCGAATTTCCCCAAGTTCAATCCATTGCTGACCATCTTCATTGACTTGCAGAACCTCAACTTGTAGTGAGCAATCCTCCTGACCTTCTAGCCATACGATTGCCTTGCCGATAGATTCCGTGCCTTCATGTTCATGTGGGTAAAGCTTGCCCTGAACTGATAGCTCTTGAAGGGCAACGAAAGGTTTAGCCTGATTGATAGAGACTTCAACTTCTTGTGCAGGCCCACGTGCATCCGCGTAGTTGCAGCCTGATACCACTGAAGCAATTAGGAGGCTATTGAATAAAGTAAGTTTTGCATTCATAATTAATTCACTCACTGTGGGTGGGTCGGGCTCCAGGTAATGACGGTTACGCTGGGGCTTTTTGTTGTCTTGGTGAATTAAATATAACTTATGTTATAAAGAGGTGTCAATAACATAGAGAATATATATTATAATTTTTGTTATAACAGGGGTAATAAAAAAGGCGCTACATGAGCGCCCTTATAATTTGAGTAATTTACATTGTGCCGCCTTTCCAGCAAATACGGCCTTCTATCTCTACTTTTTCTCTAATATCTTCTAGTGACAACTCAATATCAGGGTATTGAACCTTATCTGGATTGTCGGAGCGAATCACCCAATGAGTTACCATGTTGATTAGGCGTTTCACAAAATATTGTCCATCAATGCAGAGGAAATAGACCTTATTTGACTTTGGTGTATTGTCATGAGGATTCACCAATAAGACCTGACCATCCTCAATAGAAGGGTACATGCTTTCCCCCTTGGCGTAGATCACACGTAGATCATCTGGATTAGGCAGCCCTTGCTCACGTATCCATTGACGATTAAAGACAAGACTGCCCTTAACCTCAACGCTATCAATGATTGCACCGCCACCGCATGAGCCGTAAATATCAAACTGAGGCACCAGCACGTATTCATCTAAACTAGGCTGGTCGCCTGATTTTTCCCCACCCACAATAACAAAATCTTCTAGACTTCCAGACTGCTTTTTTATGTATTCCTTGCCGTATATAAGGTAATCAACAGACGTATTAAGCGCCTTAGCAACTTGGGCAATGTATTTAGAGTTATCAGTATCGTTATTCTCTATCTTGGAAATAGCAGCCTGTGACACTGCTGCTTTTTTCGCAAGTGCCAATTGTGATAGCCCCAGTCTAGTGCGCGCCTCTCTAACACGGTCACCGCAAGTTAAACCAACCATAAGAATACTCATAACAAATAATTACCTGTGTAATAACTTAGCGCAAATCAAAATAACATGGATTATTGACTTGTCAAAACAAAAGTTATAAATTATTACCTAAGTTATGGAGCGTAACGAATATGAATTGGGAATCCATTGTAAATCAATTGCTAGAAAGAATGACTCAGCAAGAGCTTGCTAAGTTGGCTAACTGCTCACAGCCTTTTATTTCGCTCTTGTCATCTGGAAAGCGGAAGAATGTGGATTTCATAACAGGGCAGAAATTAATTTCTCTTTGTGTAATCCACGGTGTTCAAACCAGCGGAAACGAAAAAGCCCCAGCTACCGCAAATAGCTAGGGCTTTTGTGTCTAAATCCCAGGAGATTCAAACATGAATATGATGCCACAATTTAATCATAATCAAAACAGTATGACAAGCTTGGAAATAGCTGAGCTTGTTCAATCTCGACATGACAAGGTAAAGCAATCAATCGAAAGGCTTGCTGAGCGTAAAGTTATAGCACTTCCCCCAATGGGGGTTGTGGTCAAAGAGGCTAATAATCGTACCTACAATATTGAGGTTTATATCTTCTCTGGCGAACAAGGCAAGCTCGACTCAATCACCGTAGTTGCTCAGCTTTGCCCTGAATTTACAGCAGCATTAGTTAAGCGTTGGTATGAGCTGGAAAATCAAAACAAGTTACCCCAATCCTTCGCCGAAGCCCTGCAACTAGCAGCGGACCAGGCTCGTCAATTAGAGCTTGCGGCACCTAAAGTTCAGTACTTCGATACCGTGGTAGAGCGTTCAAACCTACTGAATGCAACTCAGGTAGCTCAAAAGCTCCGTATGTCTGCTATGGCAATGAACAAGCTGCTCGACAGATTGAATGTCTACAGCCATGGCGTGAAGCGTGCTCGCGTATTCAAGCAGTGGTTCATAGATCAAGGCTTTGGCGAGCTTAAGCAGACTGAGTTGGGGTTTTCTCAGCCTATGTTCACAACAAAAGGTGAAGCTTGGATTATTGAAAAGCTGACTGGTGAGGGGGTGGTGGTATGAAAAAATATCCAATGAATATCGAAAATTGGGGTGACGACCACTACATGCTTGTATCTCGCGGTCATCACGATATTGGGTTATTCAAACAAAAGTGTCGTGAAGAATATAGAGATCATTCTGAGTACCTAGATCATTACAAATGCCCGTGTGAACAATATTGGGTTAAAGCTGTTCCTAGAGATGGCTATAAATCTTTTTATGTGCCAGTAGGGCAAGGCGCTCGTGGTGCTTTCCCTGTAACTGCTTGGTGGGAGTAAGTAATGCATAAATACCTACACCACATTGGCGATTTCATGCGTGACACAGCTCACTTGAATACGCTTGAAGAATGCTTCTATCGCAGGGCTCTGGATTTCTATTATTTGAATGAAAAGCCATTACCCAAAGAAACCCAGTCGGTTTTTCGTCGGTTACGTGCAAATACCGAAGAAGAAAAACAGGCTGTTCTTAATGTGCTTTCTGACTTCTTTACTGAAGAAGATGATGGTTTTCATAACAAGCGCTGTGATGCTGAAATCCTCGGATATAAGGCAAATGCCGAAAAAAACCGTGAAAACGGTAAAAAAGGTGGTCGCCCACCTAAAAACCAACCACAACAAAACCCACAAGAAACCCAGTCGGTTATTTTGGGTTCTGAAAACGAAACCCAAAAAAACCTTAACCATAAACCATTAACCAATAACCAAGAACCATTAACCAGTAACCAATATAAATATACGTTTAACCTCGATGTTTTAAACACTCGTTTGAAAATGGCAGGAGCCAGAGAAGTTAGTCAGGAATATGTAGATCAGCTGCAATCTCAATTTGAGTTGTATTACGCAGATCAGCACATGAAAGACAATATGGCATTAGCCAAGTTCATCAGCTGGATACAACGTCAACAGCAGTCACCTGTAAAACAGGGCGCTTCTCAACAAGAGGAGTGGGATGCGTATTTCGCGCGCGTTGGCCAATCTCAAACTGAATTGGTGGATGTCACGCCAAAAAAGACGTTACTGACTGAGGAGGTGGGCCATGCATAAGGGGATCACCAGAGAAGAGACCTTGCTCTCAGTTTTAAGAGGAAAGTACGCCTCTCAGTTTGCAAAGCGTTTTGGAGACATGAAACCAGAAGTCGTGGATATGGTTTTTAAAGGCGCTTTGGTGGGTATCGATGATGAACAGTTCAATGAAGGTATGGCTCGACTGCTCC